GCGGCCCCAGCTATGTCTCCGGGGTTATCCAACTGGTTAAAGTACAGACGTAAAGCGCTAAGCAACGCCGCCATAAATTGAGCATCGTACTCAACCGGGGCAGTCGGTAGGCGCGGGGCGCGGACTAAAGGGTTGCTCATGCTTACCTTCTGCCGTCTGGTCGGACTTCAATACGGGGAACACCAAGCTGCCAAGCCGTACCAAGCGTGTCAGAGCCAACTTTAAACGCCATCTGACGCCCGCGAATCCTGACATAGACCTGCTCAGTAAACTGCTGTACGTTGTACGTACGTTGTCCGGCGTAGCTCACGGTACTCACTACTTCGGGATTGTTTGAGTTGCCGTAGTTGGAACCGGGGAACTGCCGAGGCCGAACTGTGAAGTCCAGCGCAGGGGCGTTAACCGTGGAGCCGTCAAAGGTCACGTCAGGAATGAGCCTCCAGACAAAGCCAAAGTTGTGCCCGTCACCGATGTCAAAGTCCGAAGACTGCACAAAACACGTAATAGGCGAAGGTGGGTTGGTCGTGCCGTCATCCACGCCAGTCTCGTGGTACACAAGCTGATTGCCATAGGTGGTCGCCATAGGCTCCACGCGCAGGGGGCTGTCCAGCCAAGCCGTGCGGTTTAACGTACCGTAGTACCAGACACGCTCAAGGTAGTTGTACACCACATACTTGTCAATTGTGTCGGAGCTAGCCGAGCAGTAGTACCACCAAATCTCATTAAACCCCTCGTTTGTTCCAGCAAAGAACTGAGACGCCTGCGCTATGTTGATGTCGTTGTAAACATAGGAGCGCAACGTGCAGGGCAGCGTTTCAACGCGACCGGAGTACATGTAGAACTTGTCCACCCCCATCCAGTAAGTCACGTTGTTAGCCGTAGCCACTGCGTTCTGGCTAGCAATAGATATATTGTCGGCAAGAATCTGGAACCCCCAGACGTAGGGAGCACCCAAATACTGCATGGAATACAGCGCGGAGTCTGTCCAGACCAGAATCTCTTGCCGAGCCTGCATGGCAGTAACAATCTGCGAACCGTCACTAAGTGTAAAGCTGCCAGCTTGATTGGTAATAGCAGGTGTCCATTGTGTGTAATCTTCTTGGTCTGACCAGCGTATCAGCATAGGGTTCTGTACGACAGAGCCGTAGTCGTTTACCCCAAAACCAATGACAAAGCGTGAGGCGTCCGACACCATAACTATGTTGCAGAAATCTGGGGTGTCCCCGGTAGTAAGCAGAGTGCCACGGTCAAAAATGTTTGGGTTGGCGTTAACCTCCCAAAGATAAAGCCCACCGCCACGGGGATTAAAAATTAAATCCTCACCAAAATTGGCTTGACTCCACAGACGAAGTTGAGAGCCAAAACCGACACCAGCGGGTGCAGGTGAACCCCAGCCCGTGCTTGAGTACCCAGTGGTAATGCCACCCCAGCCGCCAGCGCCCCAGCCCACACTGACTGTAGATGTGGCGGAGCCGGTTGTAATTTGGTATGCACCAACGGTAGAACCGCCGCCATTACCAACATCCGAAGCGTTTGCTGCAACGGTAGAGGTGATTGTGTAGACGTTGTTGCTGGTGACGGCCACTACTTGATACTCTTTATTAAGCACGGTAGCGGTAATTGCCCCGCCGAGGCTGGCCGCGCCGCTGTATGTAACAAAGTCTCCAGCTTGCGCTCCGTGCGCGGCGTCGGTAACCGTTAGGGTGGTTGAACCATTCACGGCTGCAAAAGTTACATCCCCGGCAGAAGTGGTGCTGCGGATAGGAGTGACGTCGTGGAAGGTGCCGCCCGTGCTGTTCTGAATATAGAACTTGAGGTTTGTGCCAACGCCTAGCAGGTTGTAGCTAGACAGCGTGATCCAGTTAAACAGAGAGCGGCAGACGCCCCAGAACGAACCCGCAGGTGGTGTTAGCGCGGAATTAGTTGTGCCGGTATCGGCAACCCAGCCGCCGATCTTCTCCGCTGAGCCCGAGCGAAAGCGCACTTTGTCGCTCTCAAACCAACCGCCCTCATTGGCGAGCGTGGTGGACTCTCGGTTTACACCGGGTCTGAACTGGAGTTTTTGTAGAGGCATTGTTCATTTTCCCACGTATCAGGCAAAAGGTCGAGTGCCTGCTTTGTCAATGATAAGCGCCTGCCTGCGCGGGGTTCCGTCTGGCGTGTTTGTCACGCTGATGTGTGTCCAAGCATCAAACTCACGGATGATTTGATCGAACGGCAAACCCGCAGCAATCACTGCGCGTACCACTTGGTCTGGCGTCATGCCGGGGACACGTAAGTCTGCCGCGCAGCCAATTCTATGCTGACTCGTGTCTTTGGAGCCAACGCTGTCGTTGACTTGTTTTGACCGGAAGGCGCTGTTGACCATGATGGGTTTGCCATCCAGCGCCGTCTTCACCTGCTCCAAGAACTCGGCAAGCCGTTGCAGGTTGGCAGTCTCGGCTTCGTTTGGCGTGTTGTCAAACTGGCGGTGATTTGTAACGGTCAGTTCCGCCAATGAAAAATGAGTAGTCACTTGCATTTTATTTTTCTTCCATAAAATTTAAAATTGCTCGCAATTCTTCAACGGTTGCATCGCTTTTAACGCGATTTGCTCTCCAGCAAATTATTTTTACATTGCCTTTTACATAGCCAAGAGATGAGTCGAGTCTATCAATTGAAGGTGAATCATTCACAAATCCTCGTTGACCTTTGTTGCCTTCATAATTGATTTTGATCCCAAGCACTGGGCATACATCAGGAAGTGGCAAAAGATCGTCTAGCGTAATGGAAAATTCCATGCCGTTTTTATTGGCTCTTTGTTTTGCTTGACCAAGAATGTGGCTAACCCTATTTTTAGGTTTTTTGAGCCAAGCGGTCTTATTTGCTTTAACTTTTTCTGGGTTTTCAGCTCGCCATTTTTTTGTTGACTCACAGGCTTTTTTGGAATTCCTTTGATACCAAGCGCGGGCATTTGCGTTTACCCGTGCGCGTTGTTCAAGGTTTGTCATTTGATTGCCGGAGCCTTAGAAAGAAGGTCTGTCTTGGCCTGTGAGCCAGCGCTTGAGCCAAAGTAGTAAGCAATGATGCCCGTCCAAGCGGTGGACAAACTGCCCAGCATCATCAAGATCGTCGGGTTGTTGCCGTCAACCTTGCCAAAAAGCATCATGCCCAAAATGCCAAAGAACCCAATCGTGATGATTGCGGCCAAGGCCGGGGGAACAATTGACCTCGTGGCGGCTTGCATGTCACGCGCAGATTTCCTGTCTTCTACAGACAACTTTTCAAAGTTAAGGCCCAGCTCCTGCGCTTGCTTTTGCAACTCGATCTCAGCCATCTTGACCTGAGCAATTTGCTCGGCTGACAGCTTGTTGCTGGAGATCAGGTCGCCCACCTTGTCTGGGTCCACGCCGATTGCCTTGGAGATAGCCGAGACCGCCATCCCCGCCAGTGGACCGCCCATTGCCGTGGCAATTGTGGGCGCAATTTGTTTAAGCCAATCCATTACTGTTTACTCCTTGAAAGCATGGTTGCTGCGATTTGAAGCATGGCGCGGGTGTTGTCCATGTCCTCGGGCTGAGCAGCCCATCCGACTGTAATCTGCCCAACAAACCTGCCCGGCTCCGGTGGAACACTGATACGGCACGTATAGGTAACGCCTTTGGCGATGTACCACAAACCCATTTCCGACTGTGCTGACTTGTACTCACTGCATGGAATCTCGTTCGCCATGAGCTTGACCACATCCGAATTGTTGCCTGCGTTCTGGGTGAACAGCCCCACGTCCAGCCCGTCGTTCGTTTTGTCCCTGCCGTCCTTGGCGTAGGCCCGGTGCAGGATACGTGTGCCAAACATCGAGTTGACTTTAAACACCGCCACGATCTGTGCGCCCGACTGCTTGAACAAGTGGGCTGCTGCGTCTTCTACGCGGTCTTCAGCGATGCTGGGAATCTTTTTAGACTCCTTGTACGCCCCTATCAACAACTCTTGGTTTGTATATACAAAGTAGCCAGCAAAGGTCAGGACCGCCATCAGCACCATAGCGAACAGACGGAACGGGCTGCTGACATACGCCAGCACCTTGTCAACTAGGTTTAAACGCTCGTCGCTCATCTTTGCTGCTCAAGGATGCCAATGGTGAAATACAGGATCACCCCGACCAAGCTGAAGAAAATAACCGCCAGCAAGGCCAACTCAACAACCTCGTCCATCTCTTGTTTGCGCTTGACCGCTGCTTCTTTTTCTCTGCGAGCATCATGGGCAGACTCTACATCCATTGCCGCTGCTCTAGACTTGATCTTGTTCCAGACGTCTATTTTCCCCGCCTGCATGAACAGCAGTTGCAGCTCATCTTCAAACCGCTTGGCCTGATCTAGCGCCATCTCAATCTGGATAGCAGTGCCCATTGATGACTTGGACTTCTTGGCCTGAACAACCGCCTTGGTGGCGGTGGACTTTGCGTCAAAATACTTGCCAAGGACAGGGCCAAGAGACGATACATCATCAACAGTCTTACTGACCTTCTTGATCAGCGCAACTGCTGCCTGTATCCCTGCTAGAGCCGTGAGGGGATCAATCACTTTCTGCTACCTTCTTAGGTTCAGGTTTGCCCTTTTCACGCCACTTCAAGCACCAGACATCTAGCCTGTCAGACGACCAACTCCACCTTACGCACTCAAATACGGGCGCAGGTGCCTGTGCCGTTGGGGGTGGAGGCGGCAGAGCGTCCATGCACCTATTACTTCTTATAAAGAAATAACCTGTTTTGCAAAGGACATTGGATTTACACCCGCTGGTACTGCGGCTGGGTCAATAATGTCATCAACACCATCTCCATTACGCAGTGCATGGATGCAGTAAGCCACTGTGTTGTCCTCAAGAGCTACAAGCTCGTGCTCGTGCTCAGCCTTTATATAAATCATATGAGGCGCTTTGAAGTCCGTAACCTTGCTGTTAACCGTAACACGCAAAGAGCCAGAGGCTAATAGAGTAAGGTGGTCAAAAGCATGTGTGTGGCCGTGCTCAATGTCGCCAGCGTTTTTAAAATGCATCTGACGCGAGTACAAATTAGCTACGCAGCCGATTTGAACGTATGGTCGATCGGGCATAATAAATTTCTCTTAAAACTAATGAGATATTAAAGTTCTGTTATAGAAATGGTACTACTGGACGGAACGATCAACCCAAAAGCACCAATTTGGGGTACCACCACAGGTCGTTTTTGCTCGATCCAGTAATTGACCGGTGCATACATGTCGATGACTTTTTCCAGCGATTCCCCTTCAAATGGCAGGCGCGCTCCAATGTGCATGGTCTGGTGCCCTTCTGCTGAATATACGACCTCCATGCAACGTGCGGCTTCATTAACATTGATGATTTGGTATGTGTATGGGATGCTCATTTGTTTTCCCTTACGAGATTGAACCGAGTCGGGTTCCTGTTGCAATATATGTAATATATGAATTACCAGAGATAGCGTATCCACCAGAACCACCGGCACCTGCGGCTGAGTAATTGCCGCTTGTTCCATTAACACCGGCTGCCCCCCAATTTCCTCCAGCGCCGCCGTTGGGCACAGTGCTAAAGCCTCCGTTAAGCGGAACACCTGCGCCGCCAGCGCCAGCGCCGTTAACAGTGCCCGCGCCACCGTTTCCTTGGTTGTTAACCGATATGCCGCCCGAAGAGTTCGCTGCATTACTAGAACGGCCACCACCACCGCCGCCGCCAAAATAACCCTTCTGATCATAATCATTATTATTGTAACTAGAGCCGCCATTCCCGCCGCCGCCGCCGCCGCCGCCAATAGTTCCTGTGTTGTTTACGGATATTGCGGAAGAGACTGAAAGGGCACCGCCACCGGGATCACCGTCGATCCCGACGTACCCCAGCGCGAATATATCTCTACCATTTCCATTACCGCCCATGCCGATAATAAAACCTTGATTAATAAGCTCGACGCCGCCGGGGAATGACCCACTAACGGTAAGTGCAGGGGTGCCTGTATTATTGCTGCTGATATACACACCAGACGCAATAGTAGCCGCAACCTTAATGCTCTGGTTCCAGCCAGCGTTAACTGCCAGAGTGCGTAAGTTTGCGTTGGTCTGGTTGCTGCTGATCGTGAAGGCAAACTGGTTGGACTTACCGCTTAAATTGGTAATGGCAATAGCTGCTGGGCTTGCGCCGACACCCGCTAGAGTACGAACAGCGGCATCATTTAAAGAAATTGTTGCAGTTGAAGATAAGCCAAGCTCAGTGTTGATCTGAGAGAACGACATCGAATTGCCGGGTACGACTGGAAGCGTCATGCTCGCTCCTTATGGTGTGCCGAAGGCGGTAATATTCGCCAACGTAATCAAGTTGCCCGAAGAGTCCATTGAGGCAATGTTTGTAGCCCCGTACTTAAAAAATAGCTTGCCGCCGGACTCAACGATAGAAAAATTTGTCGTAGCCAGCGTTGTAGCTGCCGCAGCCGTCGTGGCGTTGCCCGCCGTCAGACCTGCCGCTGTACCCGTGATGTTCGTTCCAACCAAGGCAGATGGTGTACCCAGAGCAGGAGTTATCAGCGTGGGGCTTGTGGCAAATACCGCTGAACCCGTACCTGTTTCGTCCGTAAGCGCAGTCAACAGTTGAGAAGATGTAAACGATCCAAGAGACGTAGCGGTACCTACCGAAGTGACTGCGCCGGTTAGGTTGGGGGCGCTTATGCTGTAAAAATTAGTTCCATCACTAAACACCAATACCTTACCACCCGCAGGAACAGTGATACCTGCGCCCGCTGCGGTTGTGTTACCAATCGCCGTTGAGTTAAAAATCGTAGCTGTAAAGGCGGTGGTGTTGTAAATGATATAGGTCTTCTCCTGTGGGGGAGCATAGACGTTGAAATTGGCACCGGTCGTTGTGGACAGTGCAATAACGGCGTTTCGTGCTTGGTCAGCAGCACCGTCCAGCGCAGAGAAGGCTTGGTTGGCCGAGGTAACGGATACCGCCACATATCCAGCAATAGACGCCTCAATCAGCGTGCCGAGGTTGGTGTTGGTCGTGGTGTTCCACGTACCGGCCTGTTCGCCAGCGCCAATCAGCTCAATTCGTAGCGAGGGGGAGTAGGTGCTTGCCATAATTATCCTTGCGTTGATTTTGCCACGACTTGCTCTAGCGCGGTGACCTTGGCGTTCAGTTCTTTGATAGCCTCAATCAACAGAGGAACTAAGCGCTCGTAGCGAACAGTTAAGTAATTCTCGTCGATTGGGGCCGGGGCCACAACCTCTGGCTGAACTGCTTGGACTTGCTGCGCGGAAACACCGACTTCTAAAATCTTCTCGTAACCAAAAGACTGTGCAAGCTCGTTGGCTTCGTAATAGAAGCCGTTGAGCGTCAGTACTTTAGCCAGCGCATCAGGGATGTTGCCAAGATTTGTTTTGAACCGATCATCTGAGTAGTAGGCCGTGATGTTGTTGGTTGCACGAATCTCACCTGCTGTACCGGAAGCGGCTGTACCAACCCCAACCGAATTAAACTGCGAGTTCTGTGACGTGCTGGTAAACGTAGCTGCTGAACCAGATGCGTTGCCCGTCAAAGCGGCGGTAATCGTGCCTGCGGTAAAGTTTCCACTTGCATCACGCGCAACAATTGCGTTGGCGGTGTTCGCATTAGTTGCTGTAGTCGCTGAGTTGCTAACTTTTGACGCGGTAGAAATGGTTGCCAGCTTGGTGTCCACAATGCCAGCAGAAGCGTTGATGTCTGCATTGACAATTACACCAGCGGCAATTGAGGTTGCGTTACCCACCGAAGTCACATCTCCGGTCAGGTTGGCGTTGGTGGTGACGTTGCTTGCTGTAAATGCAGTGGCCGTACCCGTGATGTTTGTGCCCACCAAAGCTGACGGCGTGCCCAAAGCAGGAGTGGTCAAAGTTGGGCTGTCGCTCAAGACAACAGAGCCTGTGCCCGTAGAAGACGTAACGCCTGTACCGCCGTTGGCTACCGGCAGAGTGCCGCTGACATGAGTCGCCAGACCGATCTTGCCGTAGCTTGGGGCCGAGCCTACACCGCCAGAGATCAAGGCATTGCCAACAGCTACGTCGGCCAGCTTTGCCAAAGACGTAGTGGTATCTGCGTAGATCAGGTCGCCCACGGCGTAAGAAGTCTGGCCTGTGCCGCCCAGTGGGGCTGAGACTGCGGTGAACCCCGTAGCCAACGAACCCGCTGCCAGTGCGCCCGTGCCTGTGAGGCCGGTGTAAGAACCCGAGATGCGCCCAGACGGCAGGGTGCCTGAAGTGATATTGGCTGCGTTTGTTGTGTCCGTTGTGGCGGATGCGGCCAGCCCAGAGACTGCCCCGGATGCAATTGCGATGCCTGTGTTTGTGACGCTGGTAACCTGACCCTGCGCGTTGGTGACAAACACGGGGACGTTGGAGGCGGAGCCGTATGTGCCCGCTGTGCCTGTATTTGCTATGTTGAATGTGTATGCTGGAGACTCGTTCAGTCCTGTACCAGCCGTGTACGTAATCGGTGCGGAAAACTGCTGAAACACAAGCGCCGTTGTACCAACTGTAATGGGGGGAGCAGTCTGCTGTACCCAAGCAGTGTTAATGTTGGCCGTGCCGCTGGTCACCAAGAAAAAGTCGCCCTCGTCAATCTGGTTAACTCCGGTGCCAACAGTGTCCATGTCTGTAGCGCGAGTAAGAATGTACGGCGTTCCAGCGGTACCGACCTGCGTAACCGTGTAAACACCGTTGTTTGCTTGCGTGGCTTCGTTCTTGACCAGTACTCGGTTTGAGACAACCGTGACCGTTGAGTCCACAGACAAAATGCCATTAGCGTTTGCGGTAAGAGTCGCCCCTACCCCGGATGTGCCGTTGTTGTAAGTATTGGCCGGTAGCGCTGCGGTCGTTGCCAACTCCACGGCTTCATGGAAGTGGATGCCCGATGCAATCGCGTCTGCGTACTGCTTGTTTACGATGTCTGTGTTGGTAGTGGGAGCAGTTGTGATTGTGCCGGTGGTCAGCGCAATCGAGCTTGCTGTCAGAGCATTGAAGGTGCTCTGTACTGGATACGAGCCTGCCGTATCCAAATACACCGCACGCTCTGCGGGGTACGTTACAAATACATCCTTGGAACCCGCGCTGAAAGAAACCTTACTTCCCCCGGCACTGGACTCAAGAATCGTTGTCCGTGTAAGCGTTGGGCCAGCCGTGGTGTACGTGCCAATACCCACCTCCCAGTCGCCTGTGATTGCATCCGTAGCGGCGTAGTAAGTGACGTTGCCGTCGCCAATAACGGAAAAGTTTTGAAACCCAAGAGACGCGCTTCCAAGGGTGAAGTCGCTTGTGCCCGTGGTGGTAGTCGTAACTTTAACGCGGTCTTTTACAACGAATGCCATTTTTGTTCCTTACGATGGTAGGACAGTCCAACCCGGTGTCTGGCTGTCATCAATTACTGCCCATACAAGTGCGTCGCCAATGTAGACGTAAATCTGAATGCCCGTTGGGAACACGTTGGCGGTACGGAGCACTGTGAGAACGTCCAAAGCGGAGGCCACTTCAGCCACTGTCCCAACAAATACCGCCGTATTAGTTACCGCCGCCGCTCCAGACGCAGCTTCTGAAATACTGGCAATAACTAGCTTAGAGGCGGTGTTTGCAGCCGCGCCTGAAGCTGCTTCCAGAATAGACGCAAGAAACACCGCGCTGGCCGTTGGTGTAGCAAGGGCCGTAGCGCCTTCAGAAACACTACCCAACATCGTTGCAATAACTGTCTGGGCTGCTTGAGTTGACGCCACCTCTGCTATCAAGCTCAAAAAGTCTACCTGTGCTGCCTGTGTAGAAGCCGTGGACGTCGCCTCGGAAATCGCATTGTTGAATATGTTGTTGATCGTATTGACAGCCGCCGCAGTAGACGCAGCCTCTGCATTGACGGCAACCAACACGCTTGCCAAAAAGCTTGTGATACTTGCAGAACTTCCGGTCTCGGCTACTGCAACGTCAATTACCGCACCCCCGCTGCCTAAAGCAGCAAAAGGGGCTTGGGCAAATGTTGCGTAGCCAAACACCTATCCGCCTTTTATGTGGCAGTCAGCGAGAATGTGTAGGTGACGTTCAACGTGTCGCCGCTGTCCACGAGCTTGTCGCCGCCAGTGAAGTCACCGGCAGAGAACAAAATACCAGAGGTACCGCTATCCACGGTACACAGGAACGCGCCAGCAATAGTGACAGTCGCGTTCATGACAAACGACGCTGGAGAGGCTGAGTTTGAGATCACCGAAGGGTTGGCTGTAGTAGCCGTGCCGAATACCGCTGCTTTACGAGCACCAGCGTATGCGCTGCTTTCTGTCCAACCAGCATGGCTTGCCAGCGTGTCTGCTGCGGCAAACGTAGTGCCTGAACCGGGGCCGGTTACCAGACCCAAGAAAGGTGTGGCGGTGTAGGAAATACCTTTGAAGTAATCCGTAACCATGTCCTGCACACCCGTGTTCATCACCAGATTGTGGAAAGTGTCAGTCCATTTGACTTGACCATCAGGACCAACGCACTCAACGGAGTACACGCCGCCAGCGCCAAGGGCATCAAACGCCTGCTTGTTGGTGATCATGCCAGCTTGCACGGCGTCTTGGGTTTTGCTGTTTTCGATAGGCATAAAAGCTCCTGTTTAGCTGATTCTGACGATTGCACTAGATGCGTCGGGGGTTGGGAAAATGATCTGAAACGTGTCATTGCTAACCGTTTTATCTGCGCCGAAGTCCAAAACCGCCACAGATTTATTGCCTTCGGTGCTATTGTAAATCAGAGCGCCGCGAGCCGTGAACGATGCGCTTGTCCAAGATGTATTGGAGAAGCTGACAAACGCGGTAGGAATATTTGCCGTGTTGTTACCAGAGGTCGGGCTCGTGGAGATGACCAGCGTGTTGCCGCCCGCCGTGTAGCCTGTACCCACAACTTCAGCAGTTGTTGTATATACAGTCGTTGTTGGACCAATCGAAGATGCCGCTGTGTACAGCGCGATCTTGAAGGTGTCGGGGGACGTTGGGCCAAAGCTGTGAATTGCCTGAAGCAGTTCAACTTTAAAGCTGGTCGTTGCGGTTTGTGCGATGGTCATGTTACTGCCTGTCTATATTGGCCGGAACGATAAGCGTCTTGACGCTCCATACCGTCACCCAGACGTTTTGCAAGCGCAAGGGCTTCATTGTACTTAGTGTTGTACAGCGTGACCATATCAACCTCGCCCTTCATGTACGTGTACGCCTCAACCAAACTGCCATACAACAACACGGAGTCAAAGTTGTCACCCAGCCATGTCGTACCTGCTGTCGTGATCGACTCGGGGTAGTAGTAATAGTGGAGTTCAACGCTGTACGTTGCATCTGGCGTAGGGCCAAGAATAAACGTCAACTCGTTCGGGTCATTGCTCTGCGAGCCAAATAGCGCGTAGTACTTGGGGATGGCTGTATCTGTGGGCTGTGGGTACGCCTGACGGATGAAGTTCACATCTTTGTTCAGCAAAAACTCGTACGCGCCTGTAGCGTCAATGACAGCAATTGAATACGTAGCCAAGAAGTCACTAGGGCAAGCCAAGTACTTGTTGTTGGCCGTAATACTGCCTGTCACGTTCTTGCGAATAGACGGGAACTGCACCGAATTGTAGATGCGTTGCTCGGCCTGCTCAATCAGAGTGTTAATCTGTGTTGTGCTGGACACAGTGGAACCGTCCGCCAGAGTTGTAGCTGGGAACTGGTTTTCTGTGTACGACTGGATCGCCGCTACAAGCTCGGTGTACGTCATGTTTTATGCCATTGGGCCACGAGCCATCAGGCCCTTGGTAGCCGCGCCAGTGCCACGGATTTTGATCCCCGAGGTTTTGGCTGGCTGTTCACCGGCAAATTTGCTGATAGCACCAAGGCTTACGTTGTAGGTGTCCAACCTGCTATGGTTCGGCATCCTGCCCGGGTTGATTTCCGCAACTACGGGTTTGCCCTTCATGGTGTGTGGCTCAGCATAGACGCTGGCATCACCAACTTCTTTGCCACCGATCTTTTTGCTGTATTTAGCCATGATTAGCCTTTCCGTCCAGACGACTTCTGGTTGGCTACTTTAGCCAGACCACGGCCCATCTTGAGCATGTCGGCGTTGGTCTTGCCACCCGCACGCAATTTTGTCGGCGTCTTGCCGGGGTGCATATTTGCTTCGTGCTTCCGCACTGCTTTCTTTGCGTCCATATTTAACTCCTATGTGGTAACCGTAACTGTACCAATTTGCACACCTAAAGCCAAGAGATTTGGCGTCAGCGCATCATCAAAAAACCTAGAGCCACCCACGGGGTTCCAACCCCACTGAATATTTCTGCTGCCCTCACCCAAATAACCGCTTACCAAAAGCCCCGAAGCCACATAGCTACGGTCTGGGC